TGACATAAAATTATTTATATCAATCCTATCACCTGAGAACCCTCTTATATTTTCAGGTGTTACATCTCCAGTCACAAGAAATTGAGCATATGCATCCAATGTCTCAATCTTGCTAATAGGGTCATATCTTAATGGCCTTTCAAGAATAACATGCCTACCTGGTTTTAAAAAATATGTTTGCTTAGAATGTACTGCTTTTGATTTTTTCCACTTACCTTTACTATATGGTAATTCACTATAAATGTATTGAGTCTCTCTACTTGTATTTCTATATAGTCTAGCCTTCTTTCCTGTAACCTTATACTCTCTTAACCCAAAACGCTTGACCAAAGGCTTCATATCTTTATCTATCTCCGTCCCCTGAGATATCTTTCTATTCGATTCTAACAATTCACCAATAAGACCATCTTCTTTCAGTCTCATATGCTCTCTTAAAGCTTCTATCCTCAATAATTTTTGTCTCATAAAGCTAACATTCTCGCTACTGCTTCTAGAATTTCTTCTTAAATAATCTCTAATACCACTAGCATTTTGACCTAATAAATAATATTTAATAGAATAATCCTCTATCCCTTTCATATCGCTTATCTTATTTTTAAATTCTTTGCCAATTAAATTTACTGTTAGTCTATTCTCAGAGTCAGCTTCTTTTAATGTTTCCATTATTTTTTCATGTGTCGCAGCGTCAGATAATGCAATATAATTCTCTATATTTTCAATAGACTCAACTAATTTTTTAGATACAGCTCCATATGTTTGGCCTGTTTGCCTATAAGTATTACCAACATTCCCCATTCTTTTAAGTATATACCCACCTGGTGTAGACTCAAATAAAGAATTTTGCTCGCTAGCTAAGAATGAAAATGGTCTTTTTTCAACCATAACTTTTTTACCAAACCCAAATTCTTTTGACAATATTCTTTTTCTTAAAGCATCTTGAGTACGAGAATTGTCTCTATCAAAGAATAATTCAAGAAGCTCATCTCTAAGTTCTTTATCATATTTTCTTAGAAGTCTACTAAAAATATATTGGCTTGGATCAGCTTCTATTCTTTTTAATTCATTATTCATCCTAAGTAAATCAGCCTGGTCTGGCATCCTACGACCAGAAGCGTCTTGTATATCACTCATTATTCTAGAAGGTCTACCAAGAGCATCAATAATTTCTATAACACCATCTTTAATAATCTCCTGCCGTACACCCTTGTATTGACTAGGTATTTTAATTAGACCTTCATACCCACCTTCTCCATATTTTTGAGCATTAAATTCTATATCTCCTGGTATGTCTCCAAATAATATAAATCTTTTAATAACTTTAGTCGCATGCTCATTAGTCATATTGCTTCTCTTTGTTGTATCAATAAGACTTTGTAATGTATTAGAGTACCTTTGTAAATGACCCGCTAATATATCAGAATCTTTAAACGATACTATATCTAATCGTTCTCCTTTATCGCCTCTGAAATAAAAATCAGTTCTAGCTAAAGAATTTATACCAGCTCCTAGCCTTTTTATTTGACCAAAAGAATCTTTTCCTCTAAAATAGTTCTCATTATGAACATCAAATGGTTCTCTAGCGTCTGGTTTACTGCCAACTGGTGCATCATACCCTCTTTCACCATTTTGAAGTAAATCACCAAAATCATAAGAACTAGGTTCATAAACACGAGCATCAAATCTTAATCCAGCTATATCTGCATAAGCTTTAGTTAATTTTAATGGCATATCGTGATAACTAAAAGACATATCACCGTCTAAATCAGCTTGCATTTTCGTAACTAAATCAACAACATTAACACCAACAACATTACCCATTCTACTATTATAAAAACCTTCTATTTTATTTATAACAACATCACCAGCCAAGTTAGGCATTCTTAAGCTAGCAGATTCTAAGAATACACCTTCACGCTTCATTGTATTATATAAATTTCTAAGTGATGTTCCTTCTCTCCACATTGAGACTAATCGTTCTATTGTTTTTGTCTTCGTATCTATTATTTTTTGTTGAGAGCTTGTTAATTGTAGTTGGTCTTTTTCAGTTCCAACGTAAGACCATTTACCATCCTGCATACCAACTAATACTTCTCTTCCTTCTGCATTAACTATATATTGGATTTTATCAAAGTTCGTTACTCTTGTTTTACCATCAGCATAAGCTAATTTTTTACCACCAAATCTTATCTGAACACTTTTCTGACCAAGTGATGGAGTACTATAAACAGGAAGAGAACCTTCTAAATACGGTACCAAAACAGAATATGAACCACCATCTGTTTCTGGGCTTCTTACTCTGCTAAGAACTGTTCTATTTAATATCCTATTAATAGCTGGATGAATTAATTGTTGTCTTGGGTCCATTCCAGACATAAGAGCTGCTTGTACAAATGAAGTTGTAGACCCATTCATTATAGAACCTTCTTCAGCTAATGTTTTAAGTAGAAATTCTGAAATACCAAATCTTTCTGGTCCTCTAGATACTATACCTTCTCTCATTAATTGAGCTGATGATAGTTGAGTATCATACCCAGCATAATCTAGAAAATCTTTAAATCCCATTTTATCTAAAGTTTCACTAGCAGCGTATGTTATATTCGTAACAGCATGTCTATCTTCTGATTTAACATACTGAATATCTTCTAATTTAATTTCTTGCACATAGTTATTATCTCTGAGTTTTTTACCATCCTTAGGCCCAGCTCCTAAATTGTCAGAAAAATATAAAGGAAGACTTCTCCGTTTAACTTCCCATGATTCTTTAGGTTCAATCTTTTCCTTAGACCAAACCTTTGATGAGCTACCAAATGATAAGAAATCTATACCTAGACCATCTAAAACAGTAGCTACTCTAGGGTCAAATATAGAATTTTGTTTTAACAACGCTGTATTTATACCATCATTATAAGCAATTTGTTCTTTGATTCCACCAACACCATCGTTTTCACGCCTAGCCTTTTGTATTAAATTTAATCTGTGAGCATGTGTACCTGCATAGAGTTGACCATCTATAGTAGACCTACTTTTACCATCAGCACCAACTAAACTTGACATATTAGGGTCATTATCTGCATTGGTTAGTTTTAAAAGAGTATAAGCAATGTCTTCTTTTGATATTCCTTTTTCTTTAGCTGCTAATTGCTCAAATCCTTTCTTTGTCAATTCCAAAGCATCCATCTTACCAGACTCATCTTCAAGTGTAACAACATCTAGCTTTTCGCCTTTATCAATATAATACTCTATTGAAGTTATTTCATCTGTAGTAAGCAACTCATTAGCATTTTTACCCGTTTTATTCGCTTCTAATAAAAACCTCATAGCTGGTGAACTACCAGCTACTTTTGGGCCCATACCTTCAGCTAAAGTAAAATATTTATAATCACTAGCCATATGAGCATTTAATTCACCACGCCTAGTTACTAATGAAAGAAATTTATGAAATCCCCTACTGTTCATCTTGTCGTGAAACATAGCTTTTAGAAATTGTTTTGTAGCTGTATCGCTATTTATTTCAGAACCATACAATGCTTTAAATTTTCTTATAAGACTCTCTGCAGTCTCACCTTTAATTCCTAAATCAGTATTAGCATCTCTAGCTTCCTCTAATTGACCAAGCTTTTTATTGTACCATCTTTTTAATACTATCTCAGCTTTTGCTAAATCTGGTGCATTTCTTGGAATGACAAGTCGAGTATTAAAACTTAATGGTATACTGATGAATCTATTTTCAGCTGGAGTTTCAAATTTTTCAGGATTAGTCTCTCTTTCTTTACCAGATTTTTCTGAAGCTGAGAACTTTGATTTACTAATATAATCAACATCAAGATTTTCAAACGCAAAAACATTAGATACTTTTTGAGGCTGTCCAAATTCATTTAATATAATACCAGATTTTTCTAAAGCAGCTATGTACAAACCTTCAGATTCAAACTCAGACATTAAATCAACCAACTTAGAATCAGACATAACCATCTTATTTTCCATCAATAAATATTCACCATCTGCATAATTTAATTTAACAGACCTAGCCGTAGTTGTACCAGCCACACCAAATAAAAGTTCTCTATACTCATTATTAATAAAATCTTGATAAGCTTTTTTAGCTTTAGATGGGTCGTCTTTATGAAGTATTCCGTAACCTCTTTCAACCTCAGTAGATATTTTATCTAAATGCTGTATAGCTTCATCTGATTTATTATTTTTAATTGATCTTGCTAATTTTTCTTTTTCAGTAGCAAATTTATGTGAATCAAAATATTTAGCATGAGGTTTAAGTTTATTTACAGTAGCATTTAGTTTAGAAAAATAGTCAACATCTCTACTCTTCATTGAAGAATCTTCAAGAGTTCTTCTATGCCTGTCAGACATTTCCTTAAAATGTTGTTCTGTAGAACCTTTGTTCCATGACATCATATGGTCATTGACTGTAGTAATAAAATCGTTAAGGCTTAGCTTTATACCTTTATCTATTTTTTGTTCTAAACTTAAATTCCCACCAAAGAACTTAGTAGATAACTCACTAATAGTAAGACCATCAGCAACCTCCATACCGCCATCTCTTAGTTGCTTTGTTAAATCAGCTAATAAGTTATCATGCCTTAATTTTGCACTTAATCTATCACCAACATATGTATCTATACCAAGTATAGTTGTAGCCATTTGCCTATTTATAATATGATGAGGCTCTAATTCGCTCTCAATAGCATTTTTAATAGCAAGCATAGCTGGTCCACCTTTTTCATTAACAGCTTCCATATTGATAGCCTCAGCAATTCCTTCTTCACCAACTCTTGTTAGACTCAAGCTTCTTTCTAAATTTGTTACTAATTGCCAAAGTTCAGGGCTTAAATCACCACCAGCGTCACGCCTAACCTGTTTTATTGCATTGGATAATTCTTTAGCCTCATTTGCATTTAATGGTTTAGGCTCTAATATCTCTGGGTTTGTTTTGTCTATGAAAGAATCAATTACTTCCTCAATAACTCGAATAGCATCAACCCTATCTGATGTAGTCTTTCTAACAGCATCAAAAGCATCAGGTATATTTCTAGTATACTTAGTTGTTATTGGATATGTTTCATTTATAAAAGTTAGAAGATTCGATTCTGTCATTCTACCAAAATCAAACTCTGGGTCAACTCGTAGATATTCACCATTAACAGCTTTTAATTCTTTTAATATAGTATCGTACTGACTTAATGATTCAATCGCTTCTTTACCGGAACCTAATATCTGTCTAGCCCCTTCCATATCAACAATCTTTAATACATTCTTACCATGTTCTTTAACAACTCTACCTACTTGATGAGCCATCAACTGTTTAATCATAGCTATATGTCTTACACTAATGTTAGAAGAATTTAATAGTCTTCTAAAATAATACTTTGTAAAAGCCTGTGGCGTTCCAGTATTAATCTTATAGCCTTCAGAGTTTAATCTATCTACAATAGTTTTGGCTTCTTCATATGTGATACTTTTTGGTTTTAATTTTATCTGACCACCAAGATTTAATAATTCTGAAGTAGCAAAAATAACTTCTGCCACTTGTGCAAATTCACCGCTGTCTTGTATTTTATTCCATTCATCAGCCGTTTTATCACCTTGCTTGATATTTTTAACTTCTGTACCTCTTGGTATAAGTTCATAAAGAAACTCTCTTAACTCAAAAGCTTCTTTATTTAATGATTCTGTTTTCCCTTCTATTATATTATATAAATTAGATTGAGTTTTATTTAATTTCCATGTCGCTAGAGACTTTATAAATGCATTGTCAGACCTACTGAAATCAGTTAATACAGTACCTGGGTCATAATTGTCCTCTGTTATCTTTCTTTCAAATTCTGAAAGTATTGATTCTATTTCAGGAGCAACTTTATTAACATCAATCTCATGAGCTTTCCTTGCTTCACCTTCAGTTTCTCTAATTACATCAACAAGATTATACGCTTTAAGTCTTCTAAGTATAAAATCAAATTCATGAATAGATTCCCATCCTTCTTTACCATCGTATTGCTCTAACCCCTTTACCGTTTTTATTCCTAATGGTTTATTAATATTAAATCCAGTAGTCGGAACATCAGCTGATATACCTAACTTGTCTAATCCGTCAGCAACCATTTTCATCGTTGTTTCATGTGTTTTATCAAGTATTGACTCCCAAATATTTGCACTAACTTCTTCAATATTTCCTTCGTTCAGCTTATCGCCTTTCTTCATAACACTACTAACATCAACTTGTCTTAAAACTGCATCCAATTTGTTTAATTGATCTCTTGTTAATCTATTTAATAAAACATCTGAACTTATATCAGCATCTTCATTCATTATTTTTCTTGAGCGTTCACCAGGTGTATATAAGATATCGCGTACCAAAGATAGATAATTATGATTAGCACCATCTAAACTTCCAATTCCATCTTTACCTTCTTTTGTTTGTTCTATATGATCTGTTGTATTAATAGCTTCATGTATTTGTCTGTATACTGGGTGTTTCAATAGACCCATACTAGCATGAGCCATATCAGCTCTATGGTCATATACTTTACCGAGGATTCTTAACTGAGAGGCATCCATACCCATTAATCTTAAAAATTCTACTTTTCTATCAAACTCATTTAGCGTTGGAGCTTTATCTCTTCTAATTGGTTTATATCTTCTTGTGAATAAAGCACCAGTTAATAAGTGAGCACCTAGTGTTTCAGGGTCTACATTCCTTAGAATATTGCTATCCATTAATGTTGCAGCATTAAAGAATAAAGCACCAGCTGTCATTCTTGGAAGAGATGTTGCTATATCTTTGCCAACTTCTTTATAAAATTGCCTCATAACTTGGTCTGGTCTAAAGTGTTGCATTACAGCTTTCATATGTTTAGCTGCTATTTTTTCTTGACCTGGTCTAAATGCATTTCTCCAGTTTTCAGCTGCCTTTTTACCCATCTCAGAATGTTTAACAGCGTTATTCTTTGATATAATCTTAAACAAGGTATTAATTTCATCAACGGACATATTATCATAATCCATTGCTTTAATTTTATCTAGACCTTTCTTTGCAACTTTCCTAGTTTGAAATATCTTCATACTCTCTCTGCCACCAACACTAGGTATAGCCTCTATAAGAGGTAAGAAAGCTGAAAATAAAAGAGCATGACCTACATCAGCAACAGGGTCAAACTCATGACCTTCAAGCATACCTGATTTTATACTATCATCTAAAAGGTTATATAAAGAAAAGTTTACTGACATCTCAGCAGCTCTAGCTACATAAGATGTAATCTTTTTTGAATCAGATGCTCTAAATTTTGTACCTAAAGTATTCTCAACTCTTCTTGCAATAGTATTTAAATGAGTACCATGTCTTCCAAGTTCAGATGTAGCTGCAGTTGATATTCTTTCAATAACATCATCAGCTAATTCAGGAAACTCTTTCTTTAAGGAAGCTCCAATAACTGTTTGCATTTGCTTACCAGCAGCTTCTACTTGACTAGTACTTATTTCATATCTAGGTAATAAATCTTTAGCAGGCTTTGATTTTAATGTTCTACTTACATTTCTACCAATAGCTACATCTGAAATATTTCCTAAGTCTAAATCTCTTAATACGCCTTGCTCACCTCTACGCATAGATTCTCTTACAGCTCTTTGAGTAGCCTTCTTAGTTCCATATTTACCTGCCGCAGCAATAGCTTTAGTACCCTTACTAATATATGAAAATGGAACAAGGAATCCAGCAGCTTGACCAAATACAGCACCAGCTTTAGCTCCAGTTCCAAGTTCTTCAGGTTTATAAGGAGCATCTTCACCCATTGCTATACCAGGTATACTGAATAAAGCAGTATCAATAAAATTCCATAAAGCAGAGCCAACAAGATGAACAGGCCCACCTAGTAATTCTGGAGGTTCTTGGTACTCTCTTATCTTTCCTCCAGCCATTGGTTGACCAACAGATTTAAAAAGGTCTGGTCTCTGAGACATGAAATCAGATACTTCAGTATTAGAAGCTGTGATTCCCCTTCTTTTTAACTCAGCCTTAAACTGTGTAGTTAAATTATCAGGCATATTTTAATATATTATTTCCAGAATGGTTTACGTTCTTTAGTTAAAAATTCATGAACTCCAGATTTAACACTACCAATTGTTTCTGCTTCATCAATTTTCTTAGCAAGATTCCATAGCTTGAACTTAGTACTCATAGGAGCATCTTCTAACTTACCACCATAAGACATAGATTCCCAAAATATAGAACTAGGTTTACCAGCTACAACATCTTCAAGAACAGATGGGTCATATCCTGCAAGTAATTCTGAAAGTTCTTTTATATCAACTTCACTAGCCCATTTCATGCCTGTTTCAGTTTGGGTTTTCTGCAACTGCTGTTTAGCAGCTACAGCCGAACTAACTGACAAATCTTTTCTTCTCATATTTATTTTTTCATTTAAATCGGCTATATCTTCATCAAATGTTTCAATTTGAAGAGGAATAGATTCTAATCTTTGAGATTGTTCATCGTTTATTAAATTAGCTCGACTTAATTCTTTTAGATTATCAAGTTCTAATTCAATTAAACTTTTCTGATTTTCCTTTTTATATATAGAAGCACTTAACTGTTTAAGCTCACTAACTTGAGGACTGATATCTGAACCAAGTCTTTCAGTAATCTGACCCCCCTTTTTATATTCTTCAGCGAGAGTGTCCCAATCCATAGGAGGTTCTTTATATTCACCAATATCTCTTTGTATCTCAAAATCACCTTTACCAAATTCATACATTTCAGCAACAATATCTTTAGTGTTCTGAACAACTTTACCAGCAGATTTTAATTCACCAGACTCTTGGATACCATATTCAAATTCTGTTGGACTAAGATAACCTCCCGAAACAAAAGCGTTTACAAATTTATAATCATCAGAACCTTCAGTCAATTCATAACTAGGGCTTAATTTAGTATTTAACTCACTAGCTATAGATAGAATCTCATCATGAGAACCAGCTTTATGAGCCCACAAAGCAGCTACAATTCTATTTGCATCTTCACCTGAGAATCCATACCCACCTGTATTCTCGCCTTTTTCATTTATCTTTGGAGCTTTTGTTAATCTTTCATAAGCATCCTCAACAGCATTGGTCCTCTCTTCTTCATCTTCAGTAGGTGAATAAAGGCGTCCAAAACCAGTATTATTTATAAATGTAGCAGCTATAGACTTCATCTGCTGTGTATTAACTGTTTGTAAAAATTGTATTTGCTGTCCAGCTAATTGTACATCTTGCATCTTCTTAGCTTGAGCAAATTGCATTGCTTGTAAAGCTATTTGAACTCTATCTTTATCTCTTCTTTCTCGACTGTGAAAAAGTTCTCTTAAAGACCTTACTACATCATATGCTTCTGTTGCCATATCTCACCTAACCAAATAAATTCTTACCTAAATACCACGATTGAGATTGTTTTTCAAATTGACCCTTTTGAAGTTTCAATCTTTTTTCCTCAGATTCTAATTTTAATTTTTCACTCTCATATCCCTCTTCAATAGAAGCCATAGTTTCACCCAATTTATTATTTAATCCTGTTTCTTGAACAGCAAATTGTTTCCACGTAGATGCTTTCTTTTCCTCCAACCCAGATGAACTAACTAAACCACTTCTATTCATAGCTGCATCAAGACTTTTTTTAGCTTCTTCTTTTCCAATGCCAACCTTTGCACCTTCTTGCTCATATTGAAGAAGAGCTACTTCTGTCTGAGCTTCCTTAGTTGGTAATAAATTTTCTTTAGCTTTAGAAACTTCTTCAAGTTGCTGTCCTGTTAAAGAGGCTTGGTCTCCAGCTTGACCAGTAGCTGAGCTTCCACCTTTCCAAGCAGCATATGCTCCAAGAGCTAATCCAGCCGCTGCAAAAATCCAAGCCTCATATAAACCAGTTTTAGGATTAATAGGTAAACTTTCTAGACCAGCTGCTTTCGCTAAAACATTAGCTTCATCTTTATTCATATGAACAAGTATGTCATCGCCATATCTACCTTCACTAGCAGATTTAGATAAATGATTTTTAGCTATAGATTTCTTATACACTATTCCCACCCTCCTCTAAAGAACTCACCAAAGTATCCAGACTCTTCGGCCATTGAAAACAATTTCTCATTATGTTTTGACAACTCACCTTGTAATGGTCTCAATGATTGATTATTAATTTTTTGACTACTAATATACTCATTCATCCATTTCTTTGAACCAGGTTTCGTACCTTTTTTTGAAACTAAATCCTTTAAAGATGTACCTATATTATCAGATAAACTATTTGAACCTTCTGACTTTTCTTTCTTTTTAGACTTAATTGGTTTAACAGTTACCTTCTCCTTGCCTCCTGGATTATCACCAACAAGTATCATCTCAGGTCCATCTGTTGTAAACTCGCCACCTTTAGCAAATTTCTTAACTCCTCTAGTACTACCAGCTCTCATTGCACCACCAAAATTCATTCCAGGAATATTAAGTTCAAAAGGCTCCGATTCTCCTGTAATGTCTTCTAGAGTTGGTTCTTTGACTTCTGTTTTTCCAATATTCTTAACACTATCTTGAATTTCCTTTATAACATCTTCAGACCCTTCTCCAGTAAGGTTAACAGCTTTAACTTTTTCTGTATTACCAGAAATTATCTGGTCAACGCTTACAGGCGGTGGCTCTTTATTATCTACAGTAGGAACAGAAGGTTCTTCATTAACAGGAGATTTATCTTGCATTCCTTTAATACTTTCTAATACTTTATCTCCTGTATCTATTCCAGTTAATTTAGATAATCTATCAGAACCGTATATACCAGCAGCTGCTGTAACTTGAGACTTTGAAAATTTTTCTTCGCCTTTTCCAAATGTATATTCTTTTTCAGCTCCAAATATCCATTCACTAAAATCTTGTTTTACTTTTTTTGGTTCAAATTTTGCAAGCTCTTTAGCTTTTTGTTTAGAACCTAATTCACCCCATGCCGTTTCACCCTTATAAGCCTTTTTAGCCATTCCTTCTTGTACTTTAGCACCTGCTTTTTTAAATTCTTTTTTAGCCATAACTCCACCAGCTACATCAGAAGCAAGACCAATGCCCTCAGAAACTAAAGCTAAATTTCTATCTCTCTGTTCTGTTTCAAATTCATATGCAGAACGAGAAGCTTCTTTCTCATAACCAAGAGCTTCTATATCGTATAAACTGGCTTTATATTTAGTTTGAGCTTTCCCTCTCTTTCTATACGCTTTTCTAAGTCTACTTCTATCAGGCATATTATATTCTCCGATTCAATTTAATATTATTAGTCTGTAATTTCAAAATCATATTAATTAAATTTTTGTTAGAACTTTTTTATGTAATTGATTCTCAAATTTAATAAACTCAACTAATCCTTCTGATGTTTTCCTTATAACAGACACTCCTTCTTTAAGGTCAGAAGCCATTGGGACTCCTTCAGATACATGATTTCTTTCTTGTTTTTTATGTAGAGATATTCTCTCTTGTCTTGTCATTCCCATTTTATTTCACCGATTTTGTTCTGTAAACTATTGATATATCATTAATTTCAAATGTACCCCCAGCTGTTCCTTTAAAGAACAACCTAAAGCTATTAACATTATTCGCTTCCGAAGATGTTGTTGGTTTTAATTCAGCTTTATGCCAAGACTCAAGATTAGCAGCTGAACTTTTATCAACCAAAGGAGTATTAGTGCTATTAAATTGATATGTATCTGGTGTTGAATTATCTGTTTCACCATCAACTCCATATCTAATATTAACAGCGCTACCATCTCCTCTATAACTAACATAAACTTTATAAACCTTTTTTCTTACAGCAGGCTGCCCAAAGTCAATATCCTTAGTCTTTAAAAGAATAGTATCTGTTGCATCTCCAGCGTCATCCCACTTTACAAATGTTCCTGTATCGCTAGTATGAGCATATATTAAATCACCATCCCAGTCTATAGCAAAGTTTGTCTTAGCTATATCTATAAGTCTCGCTGAATCATCAGCTCCTTTAACCCATGATTGAGTAACCATATCATAAAGATACATTCTTGGGTCTGCTGTACTACCAGTTGTTATATCATCAAAAACAATTAACTGTCTTTTTCTAGGAACATATCCAACCATTGGATTTAATCTTGTCCCTGTTGTTGATTTATCAGCCCTTAAAAATTTATCCCACTCTTCTTCTTTTATTATTTGCCTACCACTTTTCTCAAGTAAATTTGTTACTTTTTGACCATCATAAAGATAACAGCCTAAATGATTTGCCCAAGCAATCCCATAATCAGTCTTACAAACAGAAGCTGGATGGCTAACTCCTTTATGCAAAAATGTATCTTCTAGAAATTCTATATCTTGTGAAACATTAATTAAATGCATTTTATTCTTTTTAAATTGTAATATTCTATCTGCATATTCTTCTATCTTAACTATTGCATCACCATCTCTAATAGATGCTTCTATTTTTCTAAGAGAACTAAATGTATCAAATTTATTCACAGATGATTTATACATAGCATCATCTTCTACTATTGTCTGACCTTTTAAATCTGTTTTCTGAACATTACCAACATATACAACACGATTAACAACAACAGCAGTTTTAAATTTTAGGTTTACCATTCCCTCCACATCTTGAGGAACAGTTTCAATCGCAGGCATATCACTAAACTTATGTCCTAAATGATGTATACCAGGATTCATTTGAGCATAATTAGCCATTAATAAATCCTTCTTGAATTAAAATTGGTTTGTTTTGATAAACTCTATTCATTTGTTTTGATGTTGGATATGTTTTTTTAAATAAATATAAGTTTGGATAAATCATTTTTGAATTAGTCCAATCTGTTATCATCCTACCATCCTGTATAATTTTATTTGCCACTACAATTTTTGATATCTCTACCTTCTCTTTTGATTTTGTATAATCTAATGGAGCCTTATCCCACCAGCAAATATCTACAAAAATATCTTCATCAATACCCAATTTAATTGCACTTAACATTAACTCTTGTAACTCTGAATATATAGGTTTATTTGTTAAAACTATATCTATATCAAATGTTGTCCAATCTTCATTAAATCCACTTGCCAACCAAACATTATATTTTTCTACATTCTTTAATCTAAAAAAGTTTTCTTTCCACATACTAAACTTATGCAGAGTTGGAGGTTGTAAATTACAATCAAATTCATAATTACCATATTCCCAAATCATTAACTGCCTCCATAATCTTCATCTTCTTGTTCCTCTGGTGGAGGAGCACCTGCATATACTTCAACTTTTAAGACTTGACTGTAATTAAATATAGAGTTCCATTGTTCATCTAGTATATCAAAAGTAAAAGTTGTATCTCCAGTAGATGGTAATATAGCATTAGTAATAGTAAGGGCTTGCTCATTAGCATCATTTAAATTAATTTCTACATATAAAGGACTATTCTGAAAACCATTAATTCTCAACGCTCCTGTTCTATTAGTACCATCACTATTAGTTCCAAGAGCAGCACTGCCTAAATCAACTTCAAAGTTTGCAGTACAAACACTATATTCTTGTAAATAATTTAAAGCATTTACATCACAATGAGGAGAACCACTACCACCAATAGTAGCCGTTGGTATACTTAGTACATCATTCTCAGTATATCCTGCTCCGGGTGCTGTAATTGTAAGAGTCTGGATTTCGCCATCTGAATCTATTATAATAGTAGCTTTTGCTCCACTACCAGTTCCACCTACAAATTCTACATCTGTATATGTATCTTCAGTATGATCGCTATTGTCAGTAATGCCATCAACAGTAGACACACCACTTCTAATCATTGTTACTTCACTTGACCCAGGTGTATCATTATTAAATCTTGCATAAGTAGTTCCTGCTAAATAACCAGTTGCTGTATCAGCAGCATTATAATCAGACCAACCATGCTTACCTCCTTTTTGCAAATCTATATTTTTCATCAAATACCATTTTTCAGATGAATATGGTCTAGTATATAATTTTAAACCTATAATTCTACTATCTACAAGTAAATGAGCTGCGTTATCAGCCACAGTTGCACTTGTACTTTGGCATATAAATAATTGAAGATTTAATTTTTCATTATTCAACATTATAGTACCATCGTGGTCAACTAAAGAACCACCTGCGTTTATAAATTGGTCTGGTATTGATATTGGTCCTTCTTGATTTCCAATATATACAGGAGAAATTCCAATATAATATCTACCATTCCAAGTACCATCGTCACCAGGCCACCATCCTATAACAATTCTATTAGAACCAGTAACAGATGTTGTATTCGGATTCGCAGTGCTACAATCATCTAACACTAAAGCTACACTTAAATCATCAAGTGATTTTAATTCTTGGTCTGTTGAAATCCACTGGTCTATTAAATGTTCTTGAGCCCCTGCTGTTGTTTGATATAACTTAGAATATACATAACCATACCATTGATTATCATTAGCAGCAAAACTACCATCTGAGACTCTTAACGCTCCGTCTACATAATAAAAACAAGGCTTCATTCCTGTTGCACTTCCTAAATCTATTACACCTGCTCCCCAATTATCAGTAGTTCGACTCCAAATGTCTATATTAGCAGCTCCGTCAGTATCAGCTAAAGCTAAATAATCATCACCAGTTTTAGGAATATTTGTAATAGTGTATACGTCGCTAGTTTGCCAAATATTAGAAGAACCACCGCTTAAAGATGATACAGTTACAGTTGTAGCATCATTATCTGTAATGACTCCAGAACTACCATTATCGGTATAATTATTAATCGTAGCCCCAATTAAAGCGTCTACTGGAAACCCAGCTGCGCTATCTGTCATAATAGTACTATGGTTGCCATCCGTATGAGTACCGCTATAATCAGCTAACAAAACATTAGCTGCTGTTCTATCGCTACTAAATTGAAACAATCCATACCCAGGATTTATAGCAGCTGCTCCAGCATCTATAGTTCCATGAGGAGCTGCACCACCCATAGTTCTAATCTTACCTAATTCATCCACCATAACATCTTGAGCTTCTGATAATTCATTATCAGCAATATCTCTAGGGTCTGAATTACTACTTAGACCACCA